AATCCAAAATTACTATATACCTCTTTTCCTGCACCTTGAGACATTATATATATCCTCCTTTATTATCTATACAAAATAAAATTTAATACTTTTATTAATTCAAATTAAGCAGTTAACGCACCTACTACTCCAGCTTGATAATTTGAAACATCACCACCAACTCTAGCACGTGTATAAAACTCAATAAAAGGTTTCACTGTGTAGGGGTCACGTTGTACCGTAATTCCTAACCTATCAACAATAGTATAAAACTCAGACCAATCAGCATATGCTACTGATTGTGAATCAGAAGCAGCAACGGGCATCGTAGTAGACATATAAACAGGTGATCCTAAGATAGTTGAAGGTTCTTTTGCAATTAAACCTGGACGCCAAATATAATCCCCTGTACCTTGTTTCAATTTTAATGCAGCAGCAACCGTACTTTTATTCATCAACCATGCAGCTTTATTCATATATCGTTCATGTAAAGTAAACTTAACGGTAATAAAACCATCAGCAGTTAATGCTCCATCTGCCCCCATGCTTACTCGATCAACATAACCAATAGTACCAACAGCAGCATCAGTATAAGATAAGAAACCCCGTGGTTTTCCTATTCCGTCTCCTGAGACAAAAGCAGCGCCCTGAGCACGTGAAAATCGATCTCCAACTTTCATTGCGAGCCAATTTGGAACGTTAATTGCAGAATCTTCTAAGAAAGTTTGTGTCGCACGTGGTTTTGCGTAAATCACGTGGACAGGTATTCTCTTTCTACTAAACTGAGGTGTAGTTGTCTCAGCTCCTGCAACTGATTCAGTTTCCCATCCATACCCTGCCTCATCCCAATCAACTGGAAATTCAATAGCTCCAGTAGAAATAGTCACAACATTCGCTAATTGTCGAATTGGATCACTCTCAAACAATTTAGTAAATACACGACTAGACTGTGCAGTTGGAACAGTATAACCACCATCAGGGTCTATACCAACTGATAATGCTTTTTGCATCTCAGGTGTAAGATTCTGTTCACTACCCCTAGTTCGCATAAACTCTTCAAAAGATTTGGTGTACTCAGCATAATTCTTAGTGTCTACTTCCATATTCTTAGTAAGTGTATATTTCGCACCATCTTTACCATAAGAAAGTGCTGTCATTTGGAACTGTCGGGCATCTTTATACTCTACAGCAGCAACCTCTTTATTAGCCACACCCAAAGGTGATCGCTTCATTGCTATTTCCATTAGATCCATTCTCTCAGTCGCTGCAACAATCAACTTATCTTGTTTCTTAATCTCTTCAGCAGCAGCATCAAGAGCAACCTGACGAGTGGTAATATCTTCAGTTAGTTTTGCAATCTTTTCTTTAACAAAAGAATCCATAGATTTAGAATTACGATCTATTGTGCTTTTCAACTCATTATAATTACAATTTAACTCTTCGTAATTTTTATTGTAATTATCGCCTAATGCCTTAATCTCTTTCAATACGTTTTTTACTACTTCTGGTTCTTGAGCACCCTTAGTGGGGTCAGTGTTCTCATCTTTAGCTTCCCATAAATTAGCCATTAAAACTTCCCTCCTTTAAACATGACAATTTCTAAGTTCTCGTTCAATGTCCATTTGACCATTAATTGATCGTAACGCTTGCAAAACTGGATCAATAGCAAAAGTGTTTTTCTTATCCACCTCTCGTAGATTCTCTCTCACTTTTCTAATTACAGCTTTTGCAGCATTAAAAGAAAGACCCCCTACCTCTCGTAAGACACCTTCTAATTCTCTTATATTTTTTACTTCTTCGATTGCTTTTACACTTGTTAATACAGCTCTAGTATTTTTAGGAAAAGTAACATCTGAAATTTCCCATAAATCTGTTTTCTCTAAATATCTTGTACGTTTTTCTTCATCCAATCGATATTTTAATGAGTCAAAACCAATAGAAAACTGTGCGGCTTTTTTCATTTTTATAATAGAATGACGTTCTCTGCCCAATTGAGTATCAAGAGCAAATTTACCCCGCATAAATAAGCCTTTAGAATCTTCATGCAAATCTAACCAGACTCCATGTTCTTTATCTGGATCATGATTAAATAACATTAAGATTCCATTGCCATTTCTACCGCCTTTTTTTATTGTCTCAGTAAATGCCCCTTTCTCTACAATATCTCCCCAATACTCATCTTTTGGAGAATCTTTTTTACCACCAAATGTGCTGCCATACCCTTCAAATATCCCTTCTTCTGAAACCTCTGATTTTATCTCAAAAGAGAAATCAAAAAACTCTTTAGCCATAACAAATCCTCCCTCTTCTCTGCTCTAATTTCCTCTTATTTATATTATTTGTAACCGCTTTCCTTGTCATCAAATAGAGCAATACACAACGGCATAAAATCACGTTAGCAGCACTGCCATCAGGATCACCAGGATAAGAAAGAGGTTCACCAGTTTTAACAAATTTTTCATCCACTCCAACTCTTTCACCATTTGCAGCCACATGACTAAAAGGATCTTCACGAACTCGCTCATCTCCTGCGTTCATCCACTCTCTTTCAGTTACTAAACCTGAAGAAACAATAGCCTTATCTACGCTAAAAATAGTAACGGAATGAGTTTCAGTTTTTGCAATCACCATAGCTCGATACGAATTAGTAATTCCTTTTATTACTCTTATCTCTTTTGCAATCTCTCTAAATGTTTTACCTTCTATCATGCCTCTTTCCACTATCATTCTTAATAAACTTTTTGTAGTGTTGTTCACTTTTGTCACTTGTTCTACTGCTTGTTCTGCTATAAATAGTTTCACAGCAGCCCAAAAAACATTCATTGTAGAAGGATTCTCTTTCATTTCAAAATCAATTGAAGATGACTTCTCACCATTTAAATACTCTTGTACTTTATTCTGCATTGTAGAAGCAACTCGTTTGTAATGCAAAGAAACCGTTTTAATCATTCTTTGTGTTTCAGAAGCAATATGTTCTACATTGTAAATACCCATTTCTAAGTACCTGGCTGTATTTAAATATTGTCTTCCAAGTATATGTCTGATCTTAACCGCATATGGTTTTTCCAATAATCGCATTGTAAATTCCATATCCTGTTGATAGCGGGTTCTACCTATTTTTGTTAATACATCAATCATTCTTTCAACCCTAACAGCTTCAATGATTCTTCCTCAGTCAAGCCCTTTTTTTTCAATTTGTCTTTCACCTTACCTTCGTCTTCATCTTCACTCCCACCATCTTCATACTCTTTTAATAACATGTCAAGAGGAATCAAATTGCTGGGCACTAAAATAACACCCCCATCGGGGACTGGAGGAAGACTCACCATTGCTCTTTTTTCATTTATAGTAATAAACTGTGCCTTATTAGCTCTTTCCCACATTCTATGACGTTTTCCCGCAAGAGCCGGGATGTCATCTAAAACGTAATCAATAAAATACTTATCAGAAAAAGGGAAAAACCAAGCATTAAGTTCATCTCTAAAAAAGTTTAGATAGAAAAATATAGCCTCTTCCCAAAATGCAAGTCTCGCTTCCTCATAATTACTGAAAGTGGCATCTCCTGGAATTCCCATTAACATTGGTGGGACTTTGAACCCAAGAGCAATTCGTCTTGCCAGCATATTGTTGCCTTCGATAAAATCCATATCCTTAGGTGTCCAACCATAAGGTTCTGCTTTAGTTCCCTTTTCTCCTTCTAATATTAAATTTCTTCCAACATTTTCTACACCAGAATGTTTCTCTAATAACATCTTCTCTAATTTTTCAAATTTCTCATCACTAAGGTTAGACCCAGTAATAGTAACAACCATTCCAGGACGACCTTCATTCTCAAGTAACTTCTTATTCCACTCAGTCGCCTCATTCGATGTGTCAATTTCACGAGCGGCAGATTCAGTAACAGCAGCACCATACCAATCATTAATAGGATGAAACGTCTTAAAGTGCCACAAATCACACTCCATTGTAATTGGATCAACTTTCCATTGCACTTTTCTACCCTGCACTTCATACACATACCCTTCTAATTGTCCCGTATCTGTATTCACTTCAATATGCACTCTATCAGGCCGATGTATGTATAACTCTTTTGCAACCCCCTTATTTGGGCCTGTATCTAATTTAACTCTCTCTGAATAGGTATTTCCACTCATCACTAAAAAACTAATCGCCTTCAACATTAGAAAAGAAAAACTATCTAATGGATTGGGTTTCTTTATTAATTTTGCCACTGGATGTTCTTTTGTTTCTGTTTTATTATTTGATCCCTTTACTTCATATACTTTCCAAGGTACAGAAGAAAATGCAGTACCAAGAATGTCAATACACCTAAATGCAATTATATTTTTTAAGTAGGTTTCTTTTGCAAAATTCTCATAGTCATGTTCAGACCATCTAGCACTGCCTGAGCCAGGAGAAATTAAGATTTTATCAATCTTACTGGCTTTTTGACTCTGATTTCGTATAAGATTTTCACCATACTTATTAAAAATCCAATTTGCTAAAAATCTTGGAATTGGTATATTCATCTATTGTCTCTCTAATCCAAACTAGTTAAAGGTACAAAATTATCCTTCGTCTCTTCTAAAGCAATTTTAAGATTCCCGGCGTTAGCCATGTTCACTAAATGCTGCTTGGCATCACTTTGAAATCTCTCAACAATCGTTTCTAAGCGCATAGTGGGTATACCCTCATGTAATTCGGAATCGTAAGCAGGGTTAATCATAAGTTGGTCAATGTATTCAGGATTCTCAATCATCTCCGGTTCATCTTCACCCGGATATGCAGGATTTTCAATATACTCCGATATCTCAGCATCATACGCCGGGTTTGATATAAACTCCGCAACATAATCAGGATTACTGATCATCCTTTGAGATGCCGGCCAATCGATTTGCCGCTTGTATCCGGTAGAAACTTCAGCCACTT